AGTGAATAAACTCCGCCTAGAAAATTTGTTAATTGCACGATATGTACTGATTGTACAAGTGGTAGAGTTAATAATAATCAATACAAATCTTCTAATACTATTGGTTGATTAATTTGCCAACTATCTATAGAAAAATAATTTTTTAAGGCATTTATACAAGCACTTAATGCATCTCTATTAGATACTCGTGGTGGTGTAGTAATATCAAAGTTAACGCCTATATTAATATAATATGCATCTTTAATATTAATAGCATCCGTCAACATTCTGTAATTATTTAGATAAGTTACTAAATTATTTTTTAATGTTGTAGTTGCTGGTATTAATTGTTTATTTGAATTATAAGATAAAACATATAAATCCAATGCGGAATAATTTATAGTTCCATCAGATAATTTTTGATTACTGTTTTCAATATATGCTTTAGAAATTACACCATATTGACTAGGCATACTTAAAGTTCTATTTACATAATCATCTTTAGTTACAACACGGTCTTGTGCTGAAAATGCTCCTAATGTATTTTGTCTTATTTCTTCAACAGTATCACCATCTCTACCACCAACCGAAGGTAATGGGTTATTGAATACTAAACTGGTGAATAATGTGTTAGCAAAAGGTAAATTTGTAGAAGGATTAAATGCATAAAAACTTACATCACTTAAAGTAAATCCTTTTTGATTAATTGAGTTAGCAGGAAGATTAGATGTAATACCACCTCCAACTAAATAAGTTACTGTTAAAGTAGTATTTGAAGGTGCTAACCCATATTCTCTAGTTTTATATACATTAATTTTATTAAAATTATTATTAAATATATAAGGTATAGTACCTAAAGAAGTATTATCAGGATTAGGTAATAATGTATTATCAGCTGCTGTAGATGTACCTGCTCCAAATTGTAATTGTAAAGTATTATCATCAATGAATCTACTTACAAAGCGTTGTGGTACTTGTTTATATCCTAAAGTATAAGGAACAGAACCACTATCTGAAGAATTATTTATAATATTGTTAGTAACTACGTTTTGTGCTAAATATGGTACTTCATACCATATATTATTACTACTATCAACTATATTTAATATTTGTAAAATATTAGAATCTTCTATATTAACACTGTTAAATTTAACAGGTGAACCAAATGTAAATGTTTTGGTTTTAATTTCAGCAGATATTGCTTTTACTTGTTTTTTAGAAATAAAATAATTAGCATCATAAAAAAGTGTTTCTCGACCTTGTTCAATAGAAAAATTTACATCTTCAGTTATCAAAAATGTAGTACCGTTTGAACTATTTATTAAAGAGTTTGCTGGAATTTTTATTGCATAATCATAATCAGGTACTGTTTCTCCACCAACAACCATATTAGGTATTAGTTGATAAACATCTAAAGTTGCTGTAGAAGCATATGACATTTTAGGTTGGTAACCTAAACTATAAGCTAAATTAATTAAATTATTTTTTTCTTTAGCGTAATTAAGTAAATTTTCTTGAAATTGAGTATCTAAATAAAATGACAAATTATCACCAATATATGATGCCATTTCAATAAACATCAAACCAATTGAAGTTTCTGAATAGTCATTATAAGACGTAGGATAGTAAGTCTTAGCATAATCTAATAATGTACTTCTAAAGTCACTAAAAGATTTATTTAAATATGATATATTTGTAGTATTGTTACTAGCCATTATTCAAGATTGATTGTTATTGTATCTTTTTCGTTAGATATATTTATTCTATAAGTCAAATTAATAGTAATAGTATTTTGATCATAAGAAGGAACAGCCTCTAATTTTTCAATTGTTACTTGAGGAATATATAATTCTATAGTACTTCTTATATCATCTATTAAAGCATTATATGTATCTTCGTTTATTTGATTAAACAATTGTTTTCTTATATTTGTACCAAAATTTGGATTTAAAATTCTTTCACCTTTATTTGTAAGTAAAAGATTAATTAAATTATATTTTAATTGGTCTTTAAAACTATATGTACTTCTAAATGCTGAAGATGCATTAAATGGAAGAGCAATCCCTATAGTAATATTCTTATTAAGATTAATAGGATTAGTCTGTACTGTTTGGTTTAAAGGCATATTAATCTAAATTTCGTAATCCTGATCTATCCATTGCTGACATATTAGCAGCAGCATCTGCTATAAAAGCAGCAAACGGGTTAATTTTTTCACCAGTTGATTCATCAACAGCATTTATTACTTTTAATTCATTTAATTGTGGTTGTTGGAAACCAAATTCCATTCCCATTTTAGCTCTTAATGAATTACGTGCATCTTGTGGTAAACCACCTTTCATTACGTCATTACTGTTAAAAGAAAATGTTTTTGTTTCTTGTAATGGTTGTTGGTTTTCACTCAAAACAGCACGTAGCTCTTCACGAACTGCGTCGCGAACTGCTTCTTTAATTAATTTTTTAAATTGTTGTGCATTCATATCTATAAATATTTTAAGCTCTTAAATTTTGTGTATCTATTATTAATTTTAATTGATCTGTTAATATTTGTGTATCTTGTGTAAAAGATGAATCTGTTCTTAATACTTCAACACCACTTGTATCAATTGCAACACCATAATGTCTATATATTCCATTTACTGATGGAGCATTTGCTTTATTATCTTCACGTATAGCAAATTTAAATCCTTTATATTCCATATCTAAAGTTCCATTAACAGGAATAGGATTGATAACAATATTATCAGACAATGGTGGGCGATTTTCTATTCGATTTTCAATATCTTTTATTTTTGATTTTAATTCATTAATTTCTCCTACTATTTCTGTAAATTTAATGGACGCAATTGATATTGAAGGTAACAACATTGTTAATATAGTTTCAAATCTTTTTCTTAAATTTTCAGCTTTAATATTTGTAACTATAGCAGGTATTGCTACTAATATTCCTGGGAAACCAGTACTAGTTGCTAGTAATGCTGAAGTGGCCGATGCTTGAGTAAGTTTAGAATATATACCAAATGCTACTGATACTACTGTAGATACTATTTCTAGTATATTTAATATATCAGCATATAATTTAAATTTTTTCTCAGCACTATCTAATTTATTTAATAAAGCATTTTTTCTATTAACAGCTATTTCAGTTGTTGATGGTTGAGGATTTTGATTAATAATATCTATATATGCATTTAAATTATCTATCTCATTATTTAAATTAGAAACTACTTCTATATATTGTAATAATTGAGTTGTTAAAAATGATAAAATTGTTGGTAGATATGAAGGTACTAATTTTAAACCTGCTTGAAAGTTTTTAACAGCAAGTGTTTTAGCATAATTTAAGTTTGATATTTTTGCTTTATTTTTCTTTAATAAATTATTATTTTTAGCATTTTGTTTTTTCTTATCTTGTTGTTCTTTAACTCGTTTTTGTCTTGAGGTTTTATCTAATGAATTTAATTCTTTTTGAAGTAATGATACTTTTTCTTCAAGAATTTCTTTATCTCTTTTATTTTTTTCTTCAAGAACTTTTAATGCATTTTGATATTCTTCTTCAGTTATAGATTTAATTACTTTCTTTTTCTTTAGATTAAGTTTATCTAATAAATAATTTAATTCTAATAATGGTGATTCTATTTTTCTAACACCTTCTATTTGAAGGTTTATTTTAATTTTTCCTTTAGGAGTTTGTTCTATTGTTTTTTTAGTATCACTATATAATTGTTGAGTTTTTTCTATACTATTTATAATACCACTTACCTCACTCTGAATTTGATTAACTTGAGCGATTATATCGGCATATTCTGCTAATTGTATTGATGGATCAATCATTATATGTTATCTTTTATATATACAGTATTAGAAAGTGGGGTGGTTTTTGGGTCAATAAGTAAACTTAAACTATCATTTATAGTTTGTAATTGTTCTCCAAAGGATCTAAATTGGCTTGCCATATTAAGATCATATTCTGATGTTGATTTAACGGATATTAAATCTGTAGATAATCTTTGAATACTAGAAATTATTGAAATTAGTATTGTTTCTAATTTAGAACCTAATATGGCTGCTTCAGCCGGATATTGATTTGTATTACTATTTTGACCTAATAATATAAATCTACTATTTAATGATATAGCTTCAGGTGAGTTTAATGTTATATAATTATTTGAATATATTTCAGTATTATTATTAGAGTATAATATTATATCATCTTTTTTAGCATTTAATACAACTTTATTAGCATCTAATATAACTTGAGAATCTGAGTATCTTTCAGGTGTAGGTGTTGATGTTAATGGGTTAGGTGTATATTTAAATGTTTTTAATGGTATTTGTTGAGTTGAAGTTAATATAATATGGGATTCATCTTTAGTAAGATCTTCAATTATTGGTTCAATTGATTTAGTTTTTTCTTGTCCATTACTTATAATAGTAATTGGGTCACCATTATTTGTTGCTCTATTCCACCAATTATTAGCTAAAGGATAACTACTACTAAAACGAATACTATTTCCTGATCTACCTTCAATTAATTGATCTCCTTCAAATGGTAGAAGTGATGAAATAGAAGATGGTGAAAAATATTTACCTGATGTAATGCTCTGGTTGTTAAATTCATTATTAGAATTTATAGAATTCCAAACAGATATAGGTGTTGTATTATAATATTTAATTTGAGAATTTTGAGCTTCTTTAACAGTTCCAAATAAAGTATTAGGAGCATCATTTAATACTACTAATTCTCCCAACAATGGAAATTTTTTCACATTAGTAGCAATAGGTTTAGCTACAAATACTTTTGGACTCTTTAAAAATTTTATATATTCATCTCTAGCTTCAGGAATTTTAGTAATATCTTCTTTGCCTGGAGAATATTGAGTGTAAAATATAGCTCCTATATCAGCTATACCATTTAATCTTGGATCATCAATACCCGGAGATGTTTTATCTAATATAATACCAACAACCCTACCAATATTATTATTTCCTATATTGGTTGCAACATTATTAGCAGCTACAGTAGCGTAACTAGATTGTTTTACTCTATTAGCAGATGAAATTGACATTATCCTTCAATTTGTTTTTTAACTGTTTCACCTTGTTCAAGTAGTTTATTACTTGTTTCTTGTGTTGATTTATGTTCATCTAATAACGCTTGCATTTCGCTAGGGTCAAAAAATGAATCTGATGTAGATGTATTTGCCGATACAGCACGTTGTGCTATACCCGCCATTTTAACTAATTGATCGTTATTTTTAACATTTACATCAATTAAATCCTTCACAACAGGCATTACCATTACTGCTTCACCCGCTGAACTTACAAGGGGTTTAAGAGCAGTTACTAAACTTTCGATTTGACCGTCTATCTTTTTATTATTCTTATGTATTTGTTTGAATATGTCAGATAGACTAGTGTCACCGAATAATTTTACGTCATCAAAATTAGCCATAATATTATTTGCAATAAATATAAATATATTAAATTTTTACATAACCATGCTCATAATATTCATTATATAACCTAACATATAATGTTTTAAGCTTTTTAGTAATCTTAGTTACTTGGGGTGTAGTGGTGTCGGTTATTTCACGGATATAAATGTATAATGCTTTTTTGTTAAATATTTCTAACGATTCACGTTTACGAAATAATTCAACTATAGCGTCTGCTGTTTTAGCATCATTTGATTTTGGAAATAACTGGTAGAGATGAGTATCAACATATTTCACATATTGATCTATGAATTTATTAGGAGTTGATGCTTCTTCAGCTTCACGCATTACATCGTATATAATTGTTTTATCTTCATCAATTTCTTCAACGTCTGCTTTCTCTTGTAATTTCTTATAATTTTTTTCGTTATATACAATTAAATAACGTTTAGCGATTGTACCGAAATAAGAAAATGCTTTACCTTTATCCTGATTATATAAGTGTAATTTTTCAAGTAAGAATGCAACAACTTCGTGTTTTAATTCTTCAATTGTATCGGTATCAGTGTAATAAAATTTAAAAGTATGAATGATATTTTCAGCTAACTTATAAAAAGCATATGCTATACGATCATTATATATTTGATTACGTGTAGTAATATCTTCAGTAGCTAAATACTCAATAATTGAATCTTCAGTTTCTTGAGTAAAATATATACGTGGTTGTTTTGGTTTACGTAATCGTGGTTGTCCTTTTTTAGTAAGGTTAACTTTGCCTAATTCGGCGTCAAGATATTTATTTAAATCTTCTTCGTAGTAATAATTCATTATTATTTTTATTGGTCAAATAATATCAATATACGACAACAGACTTAATATTCCAAATTATTTTTTATTATTGAAATCGTTTAATACAGATTGTATTTCTTTAATATTTTCAAAGAAAAATCCAACTTCATCATCGGATTGAAACATTCCACTAGCGTCTAATTCTTTCATACGCTCATCTGCTTGATCAATAACAATACTGATAGTATCAATATACTGTTGCTGTTCAAGTACAACAGCTTCAAGATTTCTAACTTTTCTAATTAAAATATAAGCTAATATAGCTATAATTTCTGCGATGTGGATTAATATAAATGTTATCATAAATTATCAAATGCGTTTACTAAACCACTGCTTTTATCTGAATTATTAACTAATTCGAAGGCTTTTGGTTTTGTTTGTTTACGTTGTTGTATTGGTTCTTTTTTCTCTGGTTTAGGTGCTAATAAATATTGTTGTTCAAATTCAATACGTGCTGCCATTAAATCTGCTTGATGTAATATAAAAGGCATAGCACATTTTAATTTATGATCCATTAGATACGCTTTATTAGCGTCTGCATATAAACCATCGTGAACTTTAATAGCTATATACTCATTTCGAGATACTGGAATATTATGTAACTGTAACATAAATAATCCTCTATCAGGAACAGACATATATTCTAATTCTGGGTTGTAAGCATATAAATTACCTAAATTTTCTTTATGCCACTGAGATGGATTATCAATATAGTTGACTTGTTCATGATCACCCATCTTACCCAAATCGTGATTAACAGCTGCAAATACTAATTCCTCAACTGTATAATTAACGTTAACACCCGAATTAACCCAAACATCATGTAACGCTAGAGCATTTTTAATCACATTATTAGTGTGAT